ACTGGACTCAAACAACTCAAGGAGATGCCTTTCAATTTACAGAAGTTTATCAGGCGCCTGGAATGGAATCCGTAACCGATATAACTCGAACCATAGAGAGCACAAGCGTCACAGATACCACAACTATCTTCTCGCAATAAGTCTTATAAGTAATTCTGCATTTGCCAATACCAGCAATACGGCTGCCCCTGTAGCTCAATCCTCATCTTCAGTATCTAACTTTGCTACTCAGGTATTAGGTGGCCCGATGGTAGAAAATCAATACGGAAATGGGATAGTTTGTTCTGGTCCACAGATGGGATTCAGCCCCTTCGTAACCACAACATTTAATCAAAGACGGCCTCAAGATTATATTTATCACACGCCTGTGTACGACAATACAGATGCCAATAATGATAACGTACCAGATAATCCAGGAAACATACTTTATTATCAGGAAAACTACAGTGGTAATAAAGATTCCCTTGGACTTAACTTTGGATTCGCATTTACATTTAATATTCCACTGGATAACAGATTTCAAGATTCTTGTCTTGATGCAGCTAATACACAAATAAAGTTACAAAAACAAGAGTTAAATGCTAAAAAGCTAAATTACGAAATAGCTAGGCTAAAAAATTGTGGTGAACTTATGTTAGCTGGTATATATTTTGATCCTAAAAGTGAGTTTGCAAAATTATGCGAGGGAGTTCGTATTGCTCCAAAACCAAATCAAGTTATACCGCACACTCACGAATTAAAAATAGGTGAATAGACAAGCTACGGGTATACACTTGTCTAAGATAGTAAAAGAAAATGAAACGGCCTTGCCTAGTGAGTGTTTGCTGTGGGCATTAAGAGAGTGCCTAGAACCTCTCAAGGGGAACAAGTTCCTTTACTAATATTATTTTACATCTTTTTTCTTCTTTGTAAGCTTTTTAAATAAATTTTTTACTAATGGTTTTATAATATTAAGAAGTAATGGAGTAGAGGCAGCAACAGTAGCAATAACAGCAGTACTAACAAGCTGTGGAGGATTCGGTATGTATTGCTCGATGAATTTAACGTCTTCATACAGAGTTATACATTTACTACCATCTTCGCTTCTTTTATGCCCAGATACACGCTCCAGTTTAAACTCTGAAGCATATTGGCCTACCCTTTGGTCATTCGGTCCGGGGCAGGGTACAAATAGCGGTTTATCTTCTTTCTTTTTTGGTTCGTATTTTGGTGGTTCTACTGTTGGCGGTACAAACTCTTCTGTCTGATTGGCGGTTTCGGCTTGCGTGTACTTAAATTCGTTGGGGTTATACTCCAAAGGTTCAAAACTAGGAATACTGAAATTGCCACATTCTGTATATGTTCCATATTCATCTTTGGGGTTGTCAATAAGGCTAGTTAGATTATTTCTATGAACTCTTACACAACCTGGAATATCTACAACAGGTTTATTTATATAATTTACTACTGGATTATTGAATGTCCATATTGGTATTTCGTGTATTTGAATTTGATTTATTTTAAAACGAGGTATTTCACTCATTTTTTAGGTAAAGGAATAGGTGAACCTGTGACATCAGGTATTACATTATCTAAAACTTTAGGCATAGCACCTTGTATATTTCCAAGAATTTCATTCATAACTTGAGACTTGAAGTTTTCGGAAGTTACATACCTGTAACCTATTACCCCTGTCGCAGTCATGGAAGCTACCATTAAAAATGAAATGATACTCAAACAATTTGCTATTTTTTGGAACATGATAAAATTTGCAGTTATCAAAGCTATGTCTGTAATGAGCATAGCAGTATTATTATTAATTATAGGTCTATCTCCTCTCTACGTCACGATGGGGTTAATGACTAGACAGATGCAGGAGTCTAGACGTTAGGATCTTCTGGATATTGTGTCATATTGAACTTTACAAATTTACCCTCTGAATCTGTTGTAGCACCATAAAGAGTGACTAAAGCTGCTGTATCTGAACAGGCATCAATTTCAGTTTCCCTGGTTGTACAGGCTGTTCTAACAGCAGTCCTGTAAGTTTTTATTGTAGTTGGGATAGCTTTTGATGTCTCTGCTTTTCTTACAACGTACCAATCATATTTTGCTAACAAGGAACCAGCAGTTGCTTTTTCCTGTGCCTTTAATACGGATTTAACACCTAAAGTAACAATTTGATCTCCATTCTCATCTAATAATGGATCACCATTCTCATCAACTTCATTAGTATCTGTAAGAGTTTTTGCAGTTCCATCACCCCAATAAAAACGTGAGTCATATGTTGGAGCGTCAGCAATCTCAGTAATACCAAGATCTTTTTTCTCCTGTGCTGTTGATAGTCTTAACCAGTTAGCAGGGTAGTTTATATCCCCATAAGTAAAGGGAACATCAACTGCTAAAGGTTTTCCGTCTAATAAAAAAGCCATATTTATATACTACCTTGCCCTTGCATTTTTGAAAGGCGATTCACTAAATGCTAAATAAATATATGTTTGATTATTTACATTTGTATCATTATTGACTGTTGTACGAAGTTTAAAACCATTTGACAAGAAATCGCTATCTCCCATAGTAGTATTTTCTGCAGATGATTCATTTGCTTGTATAACATTTTCAGTAACATTCTGAGTATCTCTAGCTGAATCTAATATGACCCAGTTACTACTAAGACCTGTAGCTTTCCACATTACCCACGCTGGTCTAAAACCTGTGTGTACAAACATACCATCACTCGAAGATCCATTTCCGACATAGCTACCAAACTTGCTATAACCTGCTACAGAACTAAACACATAGGCAATCATAGTTGCATTTGTATTACCACCTACAAAAGCTCCATCTGTTCCAAATACAGTTGAAGTCGGAGGTACGATGCTATAACTTTCAGCATTTAAAGCGGTAGTAGTAGAATTTAGTTGTAAATAATCATTTGTTCCATCAACAACATCATAAAAAACAAACCAATTTCCAGTCGCATCACGCCTTTTTATTATCACTACTTGAGGTTTTACACCTAAACCATGGCCAACAGTTTTATATGCGTTAGCACCTGATGTCCATTTCACTATTGAAAACCCTGATGTTGCATTTACTTTAGTGACAGATTGTAAGTTGCCATCAAAATTACTTGATCCAAGAGTTGAGTTTGTATTAACCTGTCCTCCCATTCCACTATGCGAAGAACAATAATAGTAAAGAGTAGGAGCAGAAGCAGCTACAACTATTGTTACCTGAGTTGAACTATTATGTGTAACACCTGTTGTATATTCAGACCCACCGCCATGTGTACCATCTGATGTTGTAGAAAATCTAAATGGGTGGCCTGATGGATAGTTAAATATGTAAGTGCCACCTTCTGCAAGATCAAGAGTTACAGCAGACGTTCCAAAACCATCAAATCTATATTTATTACCAGAATCAGAAACAACTGTTACTGTATAAGTTTTGCCGTCTGTCTCGCCAGCGTTCCAGTTCCAGGCAACATAAGTGCTACCACTTTTGTTATAAGGTGTGTGACCTCCAGTCAGTGTAAAGCCATCACTATTAAAAGATGGCATATAATTATGTGTAACCTCACTATCTGATAAATTAGAAATTAACCTTTTATCAGAACCTCTTACAGTATCTAATAATCTGGAACTTGTAGAAGCATTTCTTCTTTTGATCCATACCCAATCAGGTCGATATTGTAGACCTGTAATAGTTTGTGTTCCTCCATCACCTGTATAAATCAAGGTATCAAAATGTTTATCAGGTAGCAGTATTGATGGCTCAGTTAAGTTTGCTGAACATTCCGCTAAATATCCAGAAGGAACTGAATATGTAAAATTCCCATGACCATTAGCATCTGAATAACTGCCAATACCAATACCACCAAAATTAGCAGTCCATACAGCAGTAGCCCAAATACTTATAGCAAATTGGTAACCTTTATTAGTATTAGCCGTTATAGCAAAGCCAGTTCCACTATTTTGTATTGTGCCATTTTTATAAAAATATAATAATAAATTATCTACATCTAAAGCCATACCGATAATATCTCCAGTTGTAAAAGAAAATCCTCCACTCGTAGAGCTTCCGTTTATATAAGCAGTGCCGATTCTATTAACAGCAGTACCTATCTCACCTACCCAAGTCTGTTCAAAAGTGTTGGCAGCAGCAACACCTATATATGGATATGAACCATGAGCGTGTGAAAAACTTTCTAGCTTAAATTCTGCATACCATTTTCCAGAATCATGTGCAAAAGTTGATCTAGTTTGACGAAAATCAGAGACAGAAGCTTCAAATTGTAAATTACCATTTGAATATGAAGATGAAGAACCTGTCGGTAAAGCTGAATTAAAAGTTGCAAAATTATTTGTAGGAGTATCTTTCATGGAATCATTACCAGTTCCAGCAGCTACAGAAAAATTATTCGCAGTCCAATTATTTGAATTTCCGCTTGTATCTAAACCAAGATTGGAAGTATCTTTAAATTCTAAAAAGAAGCCACCTGACCCATATGATCCTACGTATGCTTTTGGATTCCATTGTCCGGTAGTAGCATCAGTTTCTGCGAAATAAGAAGGATCATAAGCCTGACCATCAATTAAATGAAATTCTGCAAGATAGTAGCTACCTTTAGAGTAACCGTCTGTTGATTTACCAATATTAATTGTATTACCACCTCCTATATACCCAGTTTGTCCCGATACTGTTCCTGTATATTGAGTCATTGCTTGTCTTACATTATTCACATAGACTATGAATCTGTCATCCTGGGTACTGTTATCTGTGTCCCAGACATAGACTACGTGATACCATGCAGAAAAATCTCGAAAAGCAGCAGAAGTAGCATATTGACTTTTAGTTGATCCTGATACTCTTAATTGATTAGCAAAATGACCCTCATATTCATCATATGAAAAAGATTGTCTATTATTACCAACCATATTATATGAGAGAATAGCACCACCACCTTTTTTTACTGGTTTAAACCAAAAACTAAAGGTGTATTTTTTTGTGTTGAAAGTAGGTGAGGCTTCTAAATAGGTCGTGTCACTTTCTTCAAAGCGTAAACTACGATCTACTGTATATGTGGTATCAGCAGCCCCTGAAGCTCCGATTCTTATTGGATCAAAAAATGGCATTACTTAACGTCTAAAGAAACTGCACAATGAATGACGTTACTAGATAAAATTATGTAGTCTATTCGATCTACCGCAGCAGCCGTTGTTGTAAGTGTTGGTGCTGTGCCTCCCACAAATTTAAAAGCACTGTTAAATGAAGCTGTCCTTGAGCCTGTTCCATCTTGAGTTATAAAGATCGAGCCTGCCTGACCTACAACTTGATTACTAGGTGCTGCAAAGGTTCTGTTACCTCCAAGCGTTACTGAATGATGACAGGCTGTAGCCATGTCTATTGTTATTGTTGACCCATCAGAAAGGGCTGTGATATTAGCTGCGGCTCCTCCTGTAAGTGCAACTCCTCCACTAGCAGTTTCAAATTTTTTAACATTATCTTCATACAGTTCAATGGAGCCATCTTCAGTAGCTAATAATATGTTTTCAGAGCCAGCTGCGTTTTCAATACTGAGACTATTTGTTTGTATTCTGAATTGCCCAGCACCACTATCTGTAATATAGCTGTGACTACCATCGTGATATATAGAAAGATCATCACCAGCACCAAACTTGGCTTTTGCATTATCAGCAAACTCAAGAGCATTATCTGATCTGTCAAAAACAACATCACGACCAGCCGTAGCACCATCAAAAGTTACATCTTCCTGGAATATATTTGTTGAAGTAAAAGTATTAGCTGCTGACAATCCAGCATGACCAAAGTTTGTTGCACTTACATCACCCAAAGTAACAAAAGCATTATTAGCAGAATTTCTAATTTTTAAGGTATTACCATCAATATGAGGAACATAGGCCGCAACACCGATTGTGGGATCACCAGAGCCTTGATTTAATGTACTTAAAGCTGAAATTATTTGATTTAACTTTGTTCTGACAACAAGACCAGTACCATTATCAACGGTAAAACCTGTACCGCCCGTATTATCGACTCTTGACATGATAACTCAGTATTTTTTCTAAGTATATCCTAAATATTAGCCTTTACCAAAACCAATAGCAGTAAAGTTAAAGTTACGATCAACAGAACTACCAGAACTGTTTTTAAAATGCACAGTAAAGCCTGTTCCTGTAATACTAGAAAGCTCAAAAAAGTCACCAGAGGCCATATTAAATGCTGTAATTCCAATAGCTGGTGGGTTAGAGTTTGCTCCTAATAATGCACTAGTACCAGTAAAAAATGGGTGGTCAAATGTTATTGATTTTGCCCCTGCCCCAGAAGCTATAGTTGTTGTACTTTGTTCTGTTCTTCTTTGAAATTCTGCAAAATATCCAAGCTGACTTACTCTTATATCCTGGTTTGTATCTTGGGTTGATAGCACACATTTAAACTTAAATGTCCTACCTTTAAATGTTCCATTGGCAAACTTTTGAAAATTTGAATAGCTGCTGCCATCCTGAGAGGTCTGTACAAAGACTTCAGCATTTGTATCAACACTTGATGCACCATCAAAATCCTGTCTTGCATCAATATCTGTAACTGAATCTATCAAATCATTAGAATAAACAGAGTCTGTTTGTATTAGTTTTCTAAGATCTAGACTGAATACAGCACCTAAATCCAAAGTTTCATTAAACAAATAAGTTCCAGTTGCTGAAACACCTCCAATGTCATCAATAGAATTTTCTGTATCAAAATCTGTAATATCATCAAAATTTCCTACGCCAGCCAAACTTATTGACCCTGTACCAGAATCAAATCCAATATTAGTCTTTGCCCCTTGAAATGCTGGACTGTCTTGATCTTCTCTTCGGGTCTGCACTAATAATTTTGGCTGTGCTTCAGGCAAATCTATAACAATACTTGTTTCACCTGTGCTAAAGCGATCCCCATCGTCTTGCGTTTTAAGAATGTACTCCCCTTCAAGTAAGGGGACAACTTTTTCTGTTGATGCCCCACTCAAAGCGAACACTAAATCTGTTGCATCTTGAAAAGTACCGCTTCCATCGGTCTTTGGAGAATGTCTGACATGAATACGACCACCTGCTCTTACATCTACATCTGGCACAGCGTCCCACCTAAGTCTTATCTCCTTATCTGAAATAGGTTCATACGTTAAATTTGTAATATCAGATGGCGGTGCGGTCTTACCAACAGCATTGAAGGTCAGATTAGTAGAAGTTGCACTTAACTGTAATGCAGCATTAAAACTAAATACCTGTATTTCATATGTTCCAATATCAGTATTCAAAATTTCAAAATCTGGACTGGAAACAGTTGTTGAAACATAATTACCATTGTTAAATCTATAATTCACCTGATATTGAGTAACACCTGTAACTGGTTGCCAACTAATGATTAATTTTGATACAGCATTATTGTTGATAACAACAATTTTTTCCTCTGCCTGTAAACCAACAGGAGGACTTTTTAATTCATTTAAGAGACTTACAGTTCTAGTGGCAAGAGAAGATCCATCTTCAATAAAACTATATTTACCATCTTTATAAGATAAAGCCGTAACCACATAATTAATACCATCCTGTTCTTCTACATTTATTACTCTGAATAATTGTGATGAAATAGTTGTATTAGAAATCATCCAAACAGTATTTACATTTGGTGTCTGAGAAAAAGCACTTGATACTGTTACAACACCATTAGAAATACCGCTTATATCTTTTGTTTCAATCGTTCCATTAGGAAGAATTACAGAAAGTTTTGGACTGTTTGTTGTTGGTAAATCAGTGGCATCTGTATCATCAACTGTCATAACAGTTGTAGACGCAACAGCTTTTAATCTTCCTGATCTTCTTACTCCTGCTCTTACTGGATCGTTTATTTCAATAACACTTCCTGGTCTGCATACTGCACCACTATCAATGGAAGTTGTAAAAGTAACTATTTCAGATTCATTATTCTCACTGAAAAGGATTGCACGGCCCAATCTGGCAGCTTGACCACGAGAAGTACACGCAAATGCTTTTACCTGTTTAACAACTGTACCTATTTTTGTTATCAAAGAGCTATCTTCTACAACTTCAAAATCCACCTCCTGTGAATCCATATTGAAGTAAGACACAGAAACAACACTATGCCTTGCTTTGAGACTACTACCAGAATAATTAAATCCAGCTTCAGTAACATTGGCAAGACTGAATAAATATGAACTGTCCTTTGGACTATCCTGTGCAAGTTCTATTGATCCAGCAGACCATATCGGAACACAACGCATGACTCCTGCCAGTTCATTTATCAGATCAAATGCTTCATTACTGTTCTGGATATTTACATTGCAGCTAAATCGAGCCTCTTGTCCTCCAAATCCATCATCAACTAAAGTATTGGCAAATTTACTCGCAGTAACAAAAGAAAATAGATCAAGAGAACTATCTGTTATATGATCTCCGAATCCATAGCGAGTATCTGTCAGAAGATCAAGGAGTATCATTGCAGGGCATGAACACCATGTAGCAGCACCCATCACTCCATTAAAAATATAACCATCTGGGTACACTATCCTGCCCGTAGCACTGTCCACGCTCGGAGTACCAGAACTAGATGCTCCTGCTCCTGGAATCCTTACTTTTATCCCTCTGATACGATATTTTCTTGATGGAATAGAACTGAACTGCTGAGAATCAAGCCTTAATGACGCATATGCACTGTTTAAATATGTTTGTTTGTCATCAATAATTTCAGTAAAACTTGTAAATTGAAAAGCATTTACTGTACTGGCAGAAGAAGCATCAGCAGTAACCCTTACGACTTTTACATCGACAGGAAAAGAACCAGTAAGATTTACACGATATTCTTTTTGGTAAGCATCAGCAGTACGACCAGTGACAGTATCATCTATCAAAGTTGTAAATCCACCACCATTGTATTGAATCTGGATTTGTAGATTAACAGAACTACCAAGTAAATCTCCAGAATTAGTGGCAACCTGTATTTGTGGGAAAGTTACTGTTACCTTCACAGCATCAATATCAGAGTTAGATATTGTTCTGATTACAGGAGTAGAGTTTGTAACTGTTACACCTACAGCATTTATTGACTGACTACTTTCTATTCCACTGATATGTTCTTGATTTGACGTTCCAAATCTCGGTGTAAAAGTTACATCCTGAAAATTAAAATCTGTACTGGCAGGACTTGTGTTGCTAGCACTGGATTGCAAAATAGCTGTATCGTTTAAAAATATATCTTTTAAGGCAGCATTATTATATGCAGTTGTACCTTTTGTTAATCCAGCTTTGGAAGCAGTAGCAAAACCTTCGATTTCTCCTTCTGATATTAGGTCAAGTAAAGTGGCAAACTGACGACTATGTAAAGTATCAGGAGTCCTAGTTGGTTGTGGTGGAGCAGATGGTGGGGGAGGGCCACCAGCACCTCTGATAATTTTAGGATTCTTTTTCATGCTCTTACCTGTTCAGTATCAACACCTGCACTTATTACAACACTTCCTGTAAATATTTCACCATAGACAACTGGAACGGGAGTACCTGCTCTTGATGTATTTTGTAAACCACTAAATTTAAATGATAATCTGGGATCTTGCTCGGAAGAAAAATCGGGTGTTTTTGGTACTGGAGTTAACAGATCAGCCACTCCAGAAAGAGTTAAAGCTACACCTATATTTCCTGCTGTAGCTGCTAAACTACCACCAAAAAAACCTACTCCTTGTGTTGTATTTAAAGCAAAGCCTGTTCCTCCAGATACAATACCAACACCAATAAGGGCTGCTCCTAAAATAAATCTTCCAGTTCGACCGCCAGCACCAGTAATAACAGGAACAAAATGTAGATCAGATTGTCCTATAGGATAGGCTAATTCATCTTTACCTACTTCATAATCACCAACCAGAATTTTATATGATCTTTCTGCTATATACGCTTCTGATTTTGGAAAGTTACAGACAAGGAAACTAACTGCCTGTGATATTGAATTTACCTTAACTTCAAATTCTTTATGTCCGATAAATTCTGCTAACTCTCCATAAAGTTTTAATTTACGAAGCATAACGATACCTCCCTCCAGTGCATTTTAATAACCATTGAGAATAAGGTTCTCTACAAGATAGTCTATCTGTTAAATGATGTAAAATATCATCTCCTAAAAATAAAGCCACATGATTTAAACCATCTGCCATGATTGACATAAATAATAAATCTCCTTTTTCTAACTTTTCTTCCTGTCTCAACTGTCTAAAACCAGTTCTCCATGCACATCTTTCAAACATAGGATCTTTTAAAAATTCTTCGGGCGTGGTTGGTCTATCCCAATCCCTAAGTTCAATACCTTTTTCTTGTTTATACCAATCTCTTACTAAACTCCAACAGTCAGTTACACCCCACACCCATGGTCTGCCAATTAAAGGTGGTTTATATCCACATGGTTCACAATATCCCCATTGTTCTGTTTTTGGGTTAACAATGTGCCATGGAAGATTACTTTGTTCACAACTAATCTGATCTGCCTGACTAGGTGCAGGTGGTGTTACAGGGTGACTATGAACAACGGCTGTTATCTCCCCTGTATTATCTGCTTTTACATAATCTTCTGGATCAATAATAAAACATTGATGATCTGTCATTGATAAATTACGACAAGGATAGTATCTTTCTTTTCCTCGAATATTTAATAGTAATCCACAAGACTCTTTAGGGTCTTGGTCTTTCGCATGAATAAGTGCCTCATCTTTCCAGTTCATGCGTTGAACGTACCAATGGAGGGAAATATAGAACGGGTTGCCTGTCTTTTAGGTGCTCTGACTCCCGCAAGATCAAAAACAGCAGCTAATTCAAAAGTAACAATTTCTCTATTTTCTGCTGATTTTCTATCTATCTTATAAATTTCTTGCGGAAACTCTGCTGTAGGATCTGGTGTTCCTAATGGATTGCTACCCCCAGGAAAGTTAGCAGCATCAAGATAACGTGCCAAAGTTCTGATTCTTGTAACTGTAGCACCTGTAAGGTCATTACCTGTAGTAGTAGCATTAACAGTTGCTAATATTGCAGAAATTGTCCCTATTGCATTACTGACAGTAAGAGTTGGGCGAGGTAGTTGTCCATTTTGATATGCAAAACCTTCAGCCTGTATTGGCATCTTTGTATATGTATTGCCAGCCCAAATTATATCTGCGTTTGAATTAAGATTTGTACCAGCATGAAATCTATAAGTCGTATTAGATCCATGTAATGCTGTTGTGGTGACAAGTGTAAATAGTTCAATTATCGCTGAAGGATTGATCTTCTGTAGATCAGTAATAATCGGAGCAGTACTCATGGTTCAAATACTTCTCTAAATGTGGCTTGTATTGTAGCTCTATTGTTATAAGGTATTGATTTATTCCAAGTTTCGCAAACAAATTTAAAGTTTGAGGCCGTTTCTCCAGGTAAATAACCTTCAGGAAAATCAAAGCTATCACTATCATTTGCACGGGCGTCAAGGAAGGTTTCTATTTCATCTGCTTCCACCTCAGAGACATTATAAGTAAAATTAAAAGTTTTTGGATTTTGATGTTCTGCCAAACCAAATAATATTCTATGTTCAAATCCATCAGCAAAACGAACAGTTCTGGTATTTGGTGCGGATCTTTTTTGTTGTCCGTAAGTAGGTTTTATTGAAGGGAACGTAGCCATTATGCAAGCAAACCTCCAGGTCGTTTCTGTTGTACTAATTCAGATTGTATCGCAACTGATATAAGCCGACCAAGTTCTCTGCCCTGCTCTTCATCTCCTTCAACAGAAGATCCAGAAGCATCTACATTTACAACAATATTTGTTGAACCTCCCAAAGAACTGTTAGGAGATACCATGCCACTTACACCTGGAGTAAACAGTTCTGGTCCTCTTTCTCCGACAATGTAAGATCTTCCTGCTTTTGCTGGACCGCCTGTAGATAAAAAACCTCCAAATAATTTACCAAACAAACCTAATCCTTTAGTTAATGTTCCTCCTGCATTACCAAATAAGGCCATGTTAAATGCAGCGTCTATCATTTTGTTTAATACATTATTGAGTACATCATTAAGAGTTGACGTTCCACGAATCAGTCCTTGTATTCCCTGTGCTAAATCTGTAGATATGCCTTGAGCTAAACTCTTAAATGATTCTTCGATCATTCTTGCGTTTTCAACTAACTGTTTAGCCTGATTGTTCTTTTCTACTAAAGCTCTTACACTTAATCCTTGTGTATCAAGAAGTTTTAGTTCTTTTTCATTTAAGTTTTCAGTTATATCCTGTATTTGTTTTTGTATATCTGCCTCTTTTAAACCCTCTTGTACAACTAATTTGGAAAACTCTATTTCTTTTTGCATGGCTTTTACTTTCTTCTGAGCACTGGCAACTCTGGCAGCATCAACTTCTAAAGGTGTTTTGCCTACTGCAAAACTACTACCTCCTCCCATAAACGCATCTAGTCCAGCAGGATTAGTTTGTCTAGCTAAATCAAATTTTCTTATGGCTTGCCTTCTTTCATTTGTTATTTTTAATCCCTCTACATTAGTTCCTATTTGTGCCCTCAATATGTTATCAATCTGAGATTGACTCATTTGAGATAGTACACCGCCAAAATCCCTAAGAAATTGTTCTTCGCCTGGACCTAAATTAACTGTGCCTTTTCCTTGACCTAAAGAAATAGCAGTACCCTGATTCAGTACTTGATTTACAAGTTTTAAAAATTGAGATATTGGACCAGCTAAAGCTAACTGTAAATTTATTGTAAGCTCTGCAAATGTTTTATTTAGTTCCCTAGAGGCTTCTGCTGCTCTATTTAATTTTTCTGCTCCATCTTGGCCTAGTACATTTGTTAATTCTTTAGATAATAAAGTGGCTAATTTTTCTCTTTCTCCCAATGCCTGTAATACCTTTGCTCTGTTTTCTGCTTCTTTAGTGCTAAATAAAGATTTTTGAGTTAATAAGTTAAATTGACCATCTAATGTCTCTATGGACTTTCCTAATTCCGTTACACTATTTACAAAGCTTTGTAATCCTGTTACTACTGCTGTACCAATTAAACCTCCTGCGAAGCCTCCCATCTGACCACCTAATTTTCCTCCAAGCAAACCACCTCCAAAACCACCAGCAGCAGCTAATGGTCCTTGTCCAAATAACAATGGAAATGCACCACTTATTAATGCTCCTGATAGTGCTCCTGACCCACCTCTTGCTGCTCCTCCGCTACCGCCTCCACCACGGGGTTTATTCTGTAAATTAAATCTTTTCTTTTCAACTTCTAAAGCCTGTCTATCTACTTTTACTTGATCTTGTTTTCTCTTTAATATTTTGTTTTCTATTCCAAGTCTCTGACCTGTCTTTTTTATTTTTTCCTGCTCATTACGAAGTACCGTTCTATTTGCTCTCCCACCTTGGGCTAATTTATTTAACTTTGATATACGCTTCTCAAGATTATTTAGCTGCTTATTAACAGTCTTGGTATTCAGTTTTATATTAACTTCGTAATTAGATGCCACTAATCTCGATAAAACATTACATTTAGTTTAGCGTACCTTACGATATTGAGCTTTCTTTTTCATATCTTCATACGCTTTTTCTTCCCTCTCACCTTTCAACGTAAAATATGCGTTCCAGGCATAGAGTTCCTCTATAGTCATGTTCTTTTGTAAATGACCTAAAGTAATCCCTAAAGTTTCTGCAACAAAAAATTGTAAGTATAAATAATTGTCCTTATCAAGTTGTGCTTTTTACGGCATCAGGAGTTGCCTCCTCGCCCACCTCCTGCATTTTTGTCATAAGTTCCAAGAGTACAGCTAATGGTATCTCTCTTCTCAAGCTGGCCTTATCTGCTTCAACAAATAATTTTTTTCCGTCTTGATCTTCAGCTTTATTAATTATTACTTGAAGTGCAAAATCTAAACTACCCTCCTCTTGTCCTTTGTTGGCTCTCATTAGAGTAGCATTTATGGAGTCTCTATCTGCAATAGTTAAAGGTGTCCAATAAACTTTTAAAATTAGTTCTCCATCTTTATAAATAGGGTAACTACTCTTTTCATTTATGCTAAATGCTTTTTTTAGCTTGTCGATTGCTCTATCTGTAGGCATACAAAATAAATTAGTATATTCATCTACTATACTACTACTTTATTACTTAAAGCCAACCTTTTTAAATGCCATTGCTATATCTTTGTTGATAAGACCACCTTTCGTATAAATGTTGTACCAGTTTGGTCCGCCTGTAGATGTCAAACTAAAATCTTTACCATGCTCCGCATAAGTAACGGGTTCTCCTTTTAAATTAGGTCTTGTTTGACCTGGTGCGTTAATTGCAAAGCCAGCGTACTTAGTCCTGTTACCCACAAATAAATCTTGGTTTAATGTTACATTCGGTACTCTAGGGTTTTTTATCTGTCTAGCTGTTGGGTCGGGTATTAAATAACTTGGAAAATCTGGTTTTCTTTTTTTAGTTGCCTGTACAGGACTTTTTGATACTATCCAGTTTTCTCCAAATGTTCCTGTCCACCACGGACCTTTTTCAATTAAAGAACGAGCTACTGTCTTTGCAACTTCTTTTCTTCCCTTAGTTATTGCCTTTCCTAAGTCTTTAGTAAAATGTTTTTTAAAATCTTTAGGCATTAGCAGTAAAATCGCAGCTTACAACAGCTAAATAATGACTATCTTCCTCTACATTTACAGAAGTCGGCCCCTCGATTGCCGATACTCTCGGACTTACTGAAAATGTATCTGAATATCCTGGTGCGTTCACTGAAGTCAATCCATCAATAACAGATTCGGCTATAGCAGATGCAACAGCACTTCCCTTATGAGGCGGTGTCATAATTCCACATCTTATAGATCCAGCATAATAATCCTGTGCAGCACCATGAGTCTGAGTGGTGGATTGTGTGAAATCAAGACTTACCATCACATATTTTTTATTTTTCCCTGGAGTGGTAAACGGCATATTATCAAAAATAACTGTAACTGTATTATCAGCAGTGGTTACTGCATTTTTTATTGCCGTTTCAAATGCTGCTCTTGCGTTTACTAAAGTCATCAGAAAATAACGTCAATACGGAATAAATATTCTTGACCACCTTTTTGAGTAAGAACATTTGTGATCTTGGCTGATCTGGTAGATCCAGAAAATGTAAGAGTTATTTCATCTTGTAATAAAGGCTGACTGTCTCCTATCAAATCTGGTGTTACATATAACCTTGCTACATTTTCCTGAAATCCAGTTTCCTCTGATGATCGGACAAACTCAATCGGCACTTTTATGTTATAAGTGACATCAGTTGTAGATACAGCACCAGTTGAAGTGTTGTAAACAGGAGATGTTTTTCTTGTATAGGTAATACTGGTATCTAAAGAATCTCCTAAATCAGCTATAACCTGTTTAGCTATTTTCTTTAATGCTGTATCTAGTTGTCCTGCCATTATCCTCTAACCGCCCGTAGTTGAAAAGTTCCTGCTCCACCTAGCATATATGCTCCAAGATAACTTTGTAACCATGGGTAAACATCTAAAATATTATTTATAGATCCAGTTCCCTGACTGTCAGTATTGTACTTAACTTCAATATCTCCCAGTTTTACTTCGGAAAAATTACCATCTTTACCAGTAGTACCCGTTATGGCTCCAGTATCATTTGCCAAAGCCCTGGCTAGTTCATATTGTGCATACTTAATATTTAGCGGAATCGTGCTGCACGATAGCTCGACTCCATCTACCTGATAATTATTTCTTGGAAACTTCAATGCCTGTCCATCATCGCATCTGTCTCCGTAATAAACAAAGCTGTCGATCCAGCGAGTAGCGGATATTAATGACCTATTCTTTTGATCGTCTGTTTTATTATCCCAAGTTGAAGAATCTGGTACTGTTTCAAAGTATGTATTAGCTTCTGTTAATGTAACGTAGCTATTGGCATTTTCTCCTTTTACAGTTGCATTTATGGTAGCTGCCACGATTAATAAAGTAATTTAGTTTTATTGTAGCGTAAAGAAAAAACCCCACCAATAATTGATGAGGTTTGATGACCACAATTTAATGATATTAAGGATTAGTTCC